CACTGGCAGTTACCCACGCATTGGTTTCCAATGGTGACCAATAACTGGTGTTAGTGGGCACTGTAGAAACTGGTGGATTGTCGATGGCCACATATAATGTGGTATTATATAACACCTTGGATCCGGTAGTATATGTCACTGCACTGCTCCAAGTGTCAAAACTGAAATCAGTGGCATTAAAGTAGTCTACACGGAATTGTTTAACGTTGAATCCACTGCGACGTGTATTAAACAATAACATTCCAGTGGGATACAACTCATAATCTGGAACATCAACATCAGTGTAATTGCTGGTCAACAAACTGGTAATCGAGGCTAGATTGTCTGTGACCACATTCGATGTGCCGTCTGTGTCCCATCTTGCATCTGCAAACAATATACCATTTTCAGTGGTTTGATCTGAGTTATCAAGTGTGACCCATTGGTCAACTCCTTCGACATTTTCAAATCGTTTGATCACTGGATAAACTTCAAGATTACTGGTATCGAGCCATATATCACCATAGACTAGATCTGTTCCATCACTTTGTGTAGTAGGCTCACTGGCACTGATGATAGGCCCGGCTGGGTCAGTTAGTGTTAGATTATAACCACGGACGTCGTTGCTGACATTTCGATATCCAAACCACCCATTACCATTGTTGATCATGATATCAACTTGATTGCTGGCGCTATAATACCAATATCTGCCATCTGGAGGGTCAATACTGGGTGCATTAGCACTGGCACTATAATCCAATTCTGTCCAATTGCTGAGAATCAATCCACCCTCAGGGTTACTACGAATACCTGTCACACTGGTAGTAAATCCTGCAGTGGTCAGCGGAGTTCCGGTGGCGTTCTCTACATATATTACACCACCTAGGCTTTGTGTCAACACCATATTACCCGACGAGTCAACACTGGCACTTACTCCAGGAACATTGGCTGCACTGACTGCAGCTACAAATGCAGCAGGGGTTGTTCCGTTGATTGTGACTGTAACTGCATTGGTCAATGTGTTGCTGTTGGCAGTGCTAGTTTGAATTGTGAATTCATCACCATTGACAAATGTAGGATTACTGACACTACCAGTGATCACAGTTGCACCTTCGGCACTTCGCTCAAATAGCTTTAATGTAAAGGTAGGATTGAATTCTCCAGTTGTGACATTTTCTTCCGGAGAAACATTATATTGTGTATATGTTGTTCCTTGTGGGATATTAAGTCCGCCACCGGAAGGATCCAATGCTTTATTGGCACTTTGATCGTCTTGATATACTAGTGCATCTTGTTGAACCCATGCACCCAATAATGTGCTCCATTTATTGACAACCATATTAGTGCCAAGGTTAACTGGAGTAATTTTGTTCCAGATACTGCCATTGGGTCTTGGGCTAGTGTCGGATGTTCTCCAACGTGGCACTGTGTAATTTGGGCTTTGTTGTAATGCAGGGCTGAGATATGTTCCCACAGAAATACCCAAGTCGGTGATCAAGTCTGCACTACCACCAGTATTTCCTTGCTCCAGTCGAATACCACCATCAAGTGTTGAGCCATCGCTTTCAGCACTGCTGTCAGCAAATAAACTTAATTTGCCATCAATATTGGCTGCATAAACACCTTGAATACCTGCAGCATTGATTGCCTCAGATAGACCAGTAACTGTGTTATCTGGCGAAGCAGGAACCAGCACACTAGTTTCATTGACAAATAATTCAGCACCATCTGTCAATGTTCCAGTATATGTATTAGTGGCTTGATATGTGGGCCAACTCAGTTTCCAGGCATCACTACCTACCAGAACCCAACTATTATATAAGTCTGTTAGTTCAGTGGCATCTGATTGGCTACTCGATACTGTGCCATTTTTATAGTAAAGTGGATTGGCAGTGTTAGTGGTTACTATGGCATAGTCACCGATGGAACCAAAATCACTGTTGGGCACACCGGATGTTAAATTGGTGGTATCTGTGATTTCTAGAGGTATACGATTAGTAAATGCCCCAGTAGTTTGATTCCACTCAAATATACCCCAGGCGGTTGCACCTAATACTAACCAATATGTATTGTTGTCTGGTTCTCCAGTGGGGCGTGTCAGACTGGCAGTTAACTCAGACAAATCAACATTGACTCGTTGAATATATGCTCTATTACTGACGCCCAATGCACTGTAGGCAGCTAGTAGACCATACTCGTTTAGTTCATAACCGTTGATGGGAGTTCCAGCTGTGGTCTTATAGAAAAATGGGTTACCGAATGTGTTGACTAGATCACGCTGGCTGGTAATTAAATATATTTGATTGGCATTGGCTGCTAGAGTTCCTGCAGCAACACCCACTCCCGACGGGGTTGCTTTGTTTTGTGCAGTGGCTAATAAAATATATGGTACACTGTTTGTGGCTGCTGGTATATACGTGCTTTCGTCGATAATCGAAACTTCGACTCCTGGACTGATTAATGCCATTTTGGCTCCTTTACTATCTTTTTAATATTTATACAGAAACCAAAAAATTGCTTGTATATAAATACCTTTATAAAGGTTTTATTACCGATGCGTCCTATTTGTCAAATATGTCGACAAAGATCTTGTGCTGTCAATTATCAAAAAAATTGCAAAATTTACTATCGTAAAATTTGTAATTTCTGTATCTCTAGAAAAAGAAAAATAAAACCACCGATACCTAGGTGGCAGTCAGCGGGCTATAAAAAGAAAACTGTATGTGACCGATGTGGGTTTCGCTCTAGATATCAAAGTCAATTATTGGTTTTAAATTGTGACGGTGACTTAAACAATAATAACAGCAGTAATCTTCGCACAATTTGTCTCAATTGCATAGAGGAAGTCAAACGTTCCGACGACCCTTGGGCTATTAATGATCTGCAAGAAGACTATCGATACATTGGTAAAGATAAGCTAGTGTAAAATCGTTGTCTATTTCATGATCAAACTTGTGACCTATCCAACTGGTTTCACTGGCATGAATACCCAGTTCTTTTAATTTTTCCCGAGCAATTTCGCATCCTTGATTGGCACTGGCTGCATGATAATACCAATCAGGAAAAGGATGCCTTTTGACCCATACAGTGGTCGCATTAATACGTTTCAACATAGATAATTCATTGGGGAATCTTGCATCAGATATTACTATAGATGAATCGCTTTCTTGTAGTCTTTTTTCTAGACTAGCGATCCAAATGTCATCGTGAAATCCTTGCCGACATACTTCAGTGCCCCAGTATTGCATAACCCATCTAGGTGTTAGATGTGGCATATTTAAGCGATCTGCCCACCATTGGTCAACTTGCTCACGCCATTGACGACTTTCTGTGGTATTTCCTTCGAGCATGATTCTGTCCCAACCAAACACACAACATATTGCATCTTTCAGTGTGGATGCAAAACTTTCACGTCGAAATCCTTTTTGTTGAACAAGATATTCTGCCACTGTATCTTTGCCACTGGCAATGAATCCCGAAACTGAAATAATTTTCATGACAAATTCTTAATTCCAAGAAACTTAAATGTGGTCTGTAAGAGATCGATCTGCCGACGGCAATCTTCTAGTGCATGATGACTGGCTGGATATTTTTGTAAATCAGCATACAATGAATATATAGTTCTGGCATCTCTTACACGATGATATTTCCAAGGCAAAGGCATGGAATAACTACGAAAGGCATTTTCTAAAATATTCATATCAAATGTGATACCATTGGCCCATATACAACTACTTTGCCACAGTATAGGAGTCAGTTCCTCTAAAACTTTTTTTAAAGCGATACGATCTTGACTGTTAAAGGCTTCATTTTTTGATTGATCGGGTTGTTGTGCCCACCATTCAATAGTGGATTGAGTAATTGATCGTTCGGGTTGACTGTCAAGATCCACTCGAGCATAATAAAACTTATCGCTATATCCCGAGCTCAATGGGTCAAACATTTGTGCCGCCACAGTTAAAATAACTGAGTTATTTTCAACACCCAATGTTTCAATGTCTAACATGCAATGATTCATACTGTATATTATACAGCATGAATGATTATTTCTAAATCGCTAATTTAGCCGATCACAAAAGTAAGAGGCTGACTGCCATCAACATAATTTACTAATTCTACCAATTTGGCATCCATTATGGCCTGTGCTTCTGCTTTCATAGCAGTGCCATTTAATTGGCTACCCCCTTGAGGACCGGCAATACTGGCAAATTTTTCTCTGGCTTCGCCGATGATCATTTTACATGCACCCATCATATAATCACGGATCCATTGACTGATTTGAAAATCACTGAGTAAATTAATTTCGGGTTTGAGGTTGTATGTCCATAACAATACTACTTCACCATTGCCTTTGGGATCACGAATCAACTGCAACTTTTTAGAAACCGGATTCCATGTATAGTTGATAAAACCACCGAACATTCTTGCGGCTAACTCTACATACTGTGTATAGAAATCATATGTGGCCAACCCACCTGCTTGATTAAAATTGATCAAGTAGACATTCATTTGTGCTTGACTAAATGGATCAAAATTACTGCCAAACGGACCAGTTGCTATGCCGAATGTTCTACGAAATATTTGTCTGACTTGCACTACTTCTTGCGGTAGTGTGTAGATGTTGACATCATTGACCAACTCCATGAAGCTATAGCTTTCTTCATAGGCTGCATTAGCCCGTTGTCGATAAACACCAATGGTCCGTTGATAAGCGATTTCATAATGTGAAGGATCTAATTCAACATCAATTATTTGATCACCTAGATTTAATCTAACATATTCAAAAAGATTTTGTTTGAGATTTTCTAGAGTTTCTGCAGTCTCGGCCATAATATGCTCCAATAGTGCAGTATTTATGGTATTACCAAACTTTAAGGATTACCATAAAATCATTACTACGCCCATTAAATTTGGTTTCCATACTTTTAATATCACGGAAGAATTTTCTCGCCGCCGGGCGACCAGCAGTCATGATTGACTTTAGTTGTTCTGCAGGTTTTCTCAAAATCTTTTGTTGACTTTGTGTAACATCAAAACCAATGATGCTATTATTTTTCACTGTGAAGTTTCCGCTGTGAGTGTCTGCCACTACATGAATCAGTTTTCTGCTTTTGGTGTCAAACAACCATGCCTCACTACCGCCCACCAATTTCGACGGGGACTCACTGGTCAATTTGAACTGCGCAAATGTTTTCAAAAAACGAAATTTAGATACCAATTTTTCTGCACTAACTGGTTTCTTGGCTCGTGGTTTACGTTCTACTTTCTTGACTTGAATATAACTAGCGCAATCATTGACAATTTGATCAGCAAATTTAATGATATTCTTTAAAGAAGTTTTATTAAACTGTCGATACCCTTCAACTAATTGGGTGTCCTTGGCTTTTTGCACTTGTTCAAATTCAGATTTTCGTTTACGCCAAATATCTGAAATCATGTATATAAGTTGTGGGCTAAGGTTTTTAGCACGGAAAAAATCAATCACAGAAAATTTCTCAACCTGTCGACATTTTTGTTCTACAAATTCATCAAACTTGCCTTCAATTTCTCCGGCCGCTTCGACAATTTTTTCACGCAAACGATCTTGGATATTGGGTTGAATTACTGTGGTGACTGGCTTGGCTTTATTGGCTTTACTCGAAATTCGACTTTTGGTTTCTTTAAGTGGTGCGATTAGTTGTTGTAAAAGATTTTCCACTGTGGCTAATTCTGATTCGGTTAATTCCAAACCCACAGTGTTCATTCGACAAATCCAGCCCAATGTGGTCACTACAGCAGAATCGGGCAATGCACGAAATAACTCATATTCCTTTGAACGATTGTTATTGGATAACCAAACTAACACCATTTCCTTGGCATCTTTTTGACCATAGAAATAATTGTAAAAATTGAATGCTCGTGTAATTGCACTTTGCCGATCAGTGTCAAGAGGTTGCTTTTTCCATTCGGGTTCATTGCCGACATATTTTGTGTCGACACTACGCGGGTTTAGCAGTTTCACAGTAGTTGCCATTACACTCTCCAAAAATCACAGTGATCTAGTAATTATAGCACGATTGCCAATAATAGTCAAACCATAAATACATTTATGCCTAGACTGTCACTATATAGACCAAATCGAACATCCGACTATCGATTCCTCGACCGCACTATTAAAGAAATGTATCAGGTCGGTGGATTAGATATATTTGTGCACAAATACCTTGGGCCCAAAGTTGCAGGCGAAGAAGGCAGCAATGATGCTACATTGCCCAAGTATGACGAAAGTAATCCACTGTTCATTGAAGATTTGCTGCTATTAGAAAATAGAGATCGTGCATATGACTCTGATGTCTATGTGTTAAGAGGTGTATATAATACTCAAGATATAGATTTTGATTTGTCACAATTTGGATTGTTTTTAAACAATGACACATTGTTTATTACTTTTCATTTCAACAATATGATAGATTTGTTGGGTAGAAAATTGATGAGCGGGGACGTCATTGAAGTTCCCAATTTAAAAGATTATTATCCATTGGACAGTAGTATTCCTCGTGCAGTTCCTAAATATTATGTCATACAAGATGCAGCCTATGCCAGTGAAGGGTTTAGTCAAACTTGGCTACCTCACTTATGGAGAGTCAAAGCCACACCACTGGTTAATGCACAAGAATACAACGATATATTAGATAAACCCTTTATGCCTGAACAAATTTGGGACAATGGAAATTTTTATCCCACTGGCAGTATTGTCAACGACGGAGATCAATATTATACTGCACTAAAACCTGTTCCACCGGGCACGGATATTAGTAATACTGAATACTGGCAATTGACTGATCCAGATACTATTGCAGATAAAATCAGCACACGTAACCGTGATCTTGAAATCAATGATGCAATTTTACTACAAGCCGAAGCCGAAGTTCCACTGAGTGGTTATGACACTGTGAAATTTTGGATATTACCTACTAATCTCGATGGATCGTTGGGCGACCCAGACACTTATACTGCAGATTACACATTTACTGATGCCAGTCGAACTGTAGTTAATTTAGAGGATACACCAAGAACCGACGGTTATACAGCAGGATATCTCACAGGTGATGGTGTTGCACCCAATGGTTTACCTGTCACTGCTGGATTACAATTTCCACTATCCCCAGTCACAGGTGATTATTGTTTGAGATTGGATTATTTTCCTAATAGATTGTTTAGATATAACGGTGATCGATGGATAAAAATCGAGGACAAAGTTAGAACTCAATTAACTCCTGGATCGAATAATTCAACTCAACGTAGTAGTTTCGTAAATAACTCATATACAATACCAACCAGTGATCAGGGCAATATACCCAGTAGACAAAGTCTCAGTGAGGCTCTACGTCCCAAAGCTGACAATGGTAATCAAGGTGGCAACAAAGATTCTAATCCCTATCCCAATACTCAACCTGGGCAACCGTCAAGTTAAAAACTATTATTTGGAAGTATAAATGAGTCAAAGTTATTTTTATGATGAGCAAATAAGAAGATACCTTCTGCAATTTACTCGAATGTTGAGTAATTTTCAAGTTGAATACGGACGCGACCCTGAAGGAAATCGCGATCTTATAAGAGTTCCTATACGTTATGGTGATGCCAGTCGTCAAGCACAAACTATTATACAAAATAACAGCGCCAACAGTTTACCATCCACCCCAATGATGAGTTTTTATATTGTGGGCATGGATTACGATCGTGGGAGAATACAAGAACCATATCATATCAATAAGATGCAGGTTCGTCAACGAACTTACGATGCTGCCACTGATTCCTACGAAACTACACAAGGTAATGCATTTACTGTAGAAAGATTGATGCCAGTTCCTTACAAAATGACTATTAATCTTGATGTATGGACTTCCAATACCAATCAAAAAATGCAATTGTTTGAGCAAATAGCTACATTGTTCAATCCCAGTTTCGAAATTCAAAGCACTGACAATTATATTGATTGGTCCAGTCTCAGTGTGGTCGATCTTGATCGAGTGGTGTGGTCTAGTAGAACTATCCCAGTGGGCACAGAAAATCCCATCGACATCATGACCATGACATTTAGTATTCCAATTTGGATTAGCAGCCCAGCCAAAATTAGAAAACTCGGTGTGGTGGAAAGAATTATTGCTTCGATCTATGACGATCAAGGTGACCCAGTCAATGCCATTACTGACAATGATTTACTGCTAGGCACTAGACTTAAAATGACCCCTTACAGTTTTCAGGTGTTGTTATTGGATGGTCAACTGCAAATATTAAACAATAATGCTGTGATATCTTCCATGGCCACAAATCTCGCACCATTCAGTTTTCCTGTGATTGAAGATCCGCAAATTGTTTGGCCATCGGTTATTGCTGCGTATGGTGTATTAAGACCGGGAATTAGTTATATTACTCTCAGTAATCCGTGGGAACCTGACACCGAAATTGTAGGAACTATCAGTGTTAATCCTGCCGACGATCGTTTGTTGATTTATAATATCGACCCCGACACTGCCCCTGCTAATACATTAGCTCCTATTGATGCTATCATTAATCCTTTATTGAGTGCACCAGGCGAAGGGCTGGATTCAAATCTCATTGGACAACGATATCTATTAACTGAAGGAACCGGTAACAGAGCTAATACCAGTAACCCATTGGCGTGGAGAGGACCCAATGGGCAACCATTGTATGCCGAAGCCAACGACATCATTGAATTTGATGGGCTTAAATGGAGAGTGGTATTCGACAGTGTTAATCGTCAAGATGTGCAATATGTCACCAACATTGTGACTGGTATACAATATAAATGGACAGGATCGAGTTGGGTCAAAAGTATTGATGGCTTGTATGCCGGGGGCTCATGGAATTTGGTATTATAAAAGCCGTAGGTATTTGGTTTTATTCTCTCGATACAGATCGTTATCTCTATCTACTACGCAATGATTTAAAAAATCCTGGTTGTTGGGGGTTACCTGGTGGTAAACAAGAACCCAACGAATCTTTGCTATCTACTATAACACGAGAATGTCAAGAAGAAATAGGGTTAATGCCCAATTATGTGGAACTATTACCATTAGAAAAGTTTACCAGCCCAGACAACAGATTTGAATATCATACATTTTGGGCCAGTATTGATAGAGAATTTTGTCCTCAACTAAATCACGAACACATAGGATGGGCATGGATCGAAGCCGGGCATTGGCCCCGACCCATGCATCCAGGATTATGGAATGTGGTCAACGAATCTGTTTTGCAAAATAAAATTTCAATCATGCAACAAGAAAAATCTTCAATACTGCGTAGTCAAGAAAAACAACTGAAATAATCTTCCATCTTCGGGTGTTGACCCGAAATAATCAAGACTGCTATGAAACATATTGCTACGATATAAAATTAATCGATTATAGACATTGCCAATCCTATCCACCATTTCCCATTTGGTCATGTCTTGTGCTTCATAACTTTGTAATTCATGTGCATATCTAGCACCATTACCTCGATATCGAAATAGACCTGTTCCACCACTTAGTGGTGCATCTGGCGTTAAGTAACAAACTCCTGCCCACGTATTATGATGATCAGTATGTATCCAACTACGATCCTTGGCTGTGGTCAACTGAAAACTACCAGTGAATCCATCACGTTCATGCCAATCTGTAATTTTTCCAGCAGCATTCCATAATACTGTTTGTATTGCATCTCTGGTTCCTTGATTTATACAAGTCTTTGTTCGTTTCCCTGGGTAGTTTCCTGTCACGTTAAATTCATGTTGTAGTGCATAAAGTCTAACACTGTCTGGATTGCTATAAAAATTGTCTACCACAATTACATTAGTTTTCATGTTTTACCTCGTTTAATAACATTCTGGAAATTTTTGTTTCAACCGTCGCTCAATTATGTCTTCTACACGTTGATAAACTGATTTTTCCCAATATGGTCTTGCCCTTTGATAATTTTCTTCAATGTAGGGCAATCTTTGATCATACCATTCCGGGGTTATTTCTTTGCATATTTGTCTGAATTCTTCAATGGTATTGAATCTTATAATACCTCGTTGATCGAAATAGTTTTCAATATTACTGCAACCATAATACAACGGAATAGTTCTTGTTCGAAAACAATCAATTATTTTTTCACTGAACATATTGGGCATGATTGCATTTTCACAAGTGATATGAAATTTAGCATTGACAAAGTATGAATTTTTCGAATCAATCTCTGGAGGATTCCTATGCATGATAAAATCAAAATCACCAATTTTATTGCTGTTTTCCACTTCTCTTAAAATCATAAACCGCATTCTATGCTCATTGGTCATGATTTTACTGCTCATGATATAACTGATTTGATTGGTTTTTTCTAACTCTAACTCATCAACAAAACAACCAATGGGCAAAAAATGTTCATGGTTGGACAATTTAAATAACGATTCATTGTAGGTCAAAACTAAATCAAATTTATCAATATTATCCAATATCATCTTGGGAAATACTCGATATAAATGCGGAGGTTCGCACTGAACTACTACACGATAGTCAGCTGTCATATCTGTATTGATATTATCAAAACTCACTGAGACTTTTTTAGGAAAGGTTTTAGTAAAATTATATTTGCTATTGCCCATATAAGCTGGCATATACCCAAATTTAACCACTGGATACTCGGGCAGTTGAGAAGATTTTATTGTTTTATATATTGGACCTTTGCTGAATTTACGATACTCGCCTGTGACACCACAATGCCCCTCGACTTGCCAAGTTAATAGTTTTAATTTGTCTAATAATTTTAGTTGTCTGAATATGTAATATAAAACATACTCAACATCAATATAATGCATCTTATTAATAGTGTCAGTTAGTGTAGTGGCTGCAGCTAGACAAATTTCTAATTGATCTAATAGCTGAACCCCAGTGACATATAATGATGTCAATATACTATGTGTTTGATCATTGCTGTCGACAAAGTCATTGGGATAGAATTTACTGACATGTTGCCAATCTGTTCTATTCCATGTATAAGGTCCAATAAAATAAAAATGATCTCGCTGTTGATCGGTGAATATTTCTTGTGTATATCGTTGTTGATTAATGATATATCTGCCACTGAGTTTGACCACATAATCAAAATTGACTAAATCTTTTTTATGGTGTCTTAAAAACTCCAAGAACATCAAACATTCACCATGTGATTTCGACCGGTGTGTTCTGACAACTTGGGCCAACTCCGGATTGATTTTATTGATAGTCACATAATGAAATGTTGAATCGTTTTTGGCCAGTTCAACGAATTGCGAAAACTCGGTGACTGAACTGTCAATGAGATAAATCACTGCCTGAGAATCAAGTGATTTGATATTTTCTATGGTTTTTTGTGTTTGATCTAAACGTTGTTGAACATCAAAAAAACTTCGTTGAGCTGTATGCTTGACAGGATAATCATTAGAAACTTCAATACAACTGCCAATTAGATAAACAAATTTCATGATTTTATTTGACTGTCCCAATATGCAATCATTTCGTCTAGCATGGTTTCAAATGTATAGTGAGGTTTCCATCCCAATTTTTGTCTTATCTCATTGCTGTCACCTCTGAGATATCTTAGTTCTTCGGGGCGAATAAATTTCTGATTCTGAACAACATAATCTTGATAATTCATGCCCAATGCACTGAATGTATAATCACACAATTCTCTCACGGTTCTGGATTCGCCAGTGGCCACTACCCAATCTCGAGGTTGATCGTGGTTTACAATGAGATGCATAGCACGAACATAATCATAACTGTGCCCCCAGTCTCGACTGCTGTCAAGATTCCCTAATTCAAGTCGATCGACTAGTCCTTTTTTGATTTCCACTGCAGTTTTTACCACTTTATTGGTGACAAAGTTAGTGCCACGTCGTGGACTTTCGTGATTAAACAATATACCATTGCAGGCTTGTAATTTATATGCATCTCGATAATGTCTAGTTAGATTAAATCCCATGACTTTGCTACAACCATAAGGGCTCACTGGCACCATTGGTGTAGTTAATCGTTGGACGCCGTCGGGGTCTATACTGTTACCAAACATTTCACTACTGCTGGCTTGATAAAATTTAGCACCTGGACAAAATTGTCGATATGCTTCTAACATGTTTAATACACCAAGACTATTGGTCTTGATAGTAAATGCCGGCATATCGAAACTAATTCGCACATGGCTCATAGCACCGAGATTATAAATCTCAGTGGGTTGAACTTCATTGATCACTTTACTAACTGCCCACTCATCTGTGAGATCACCGTAGATTCTAGTGATACGATCGTTGATGTGTTGTAGTCTACTGCTTTGATTTTCAGCCACGCTATGACGTCTGACCATACCAAATACTTCGTATCCCAACTCCAATAGATATTCACTGAGATAACTGCCATCTTGTCCTGTTATACCAGTTATTAATGCTCGTTTGGTCATGATTGTTTCTTAAATAATGTTTTTTCTCTTAGGTCACTGTAGTTATTGTGATTACCACAGTCTTCGGTATAATCAGGAACTTGATCCATCAGCATTATACCCCTGGCAGCATCCTCGGGTGTCATATAATAATGCCAACCCATGATTTCATAATCATCCTCCCATTGAGGAACAGCCAAGTCTCTGCCGTCATAACTGGCCTTTTTCAACCATCGATATGCTTCGGCATCGTCGGTTAATATCATTCCTCCGCGGCCAATAGGGATACGTTTTTTGATTTGAAAACTCACAACATGGTATCCACCTTTATACATCCCTCGTTGCCAACGAGTGGCACCATCATAGATGGGATAGGGCTTTAGTTGATATACACCAGACCATTCTATATCTTCGAACTCAACTTGACATCCAGCATGAATAATATGTTGGGGAATACTGACATAACATCTGCTGGGTATAGTTATTGTTCCGGTGGCTTTGAGATATTTTAAACTAAGAAATACACCATGAGTGCAACAATCCACTGCCACAGCATATCGAGATCCAGCAAACTCTGCCACTTTACGTTCAAATATATCCACTGCGTCACGGGCATCATTGATCTGATACCCCAGTTGTTTTAATTGATTTATTTCTGGTCGTTGAAACTCCGGTGGTAATTTTCCACTAGGCCAACTTGTGTAATTATTGTTCATAATTATATCCTAATCGTTTTGCATAATCGATCATTATGTGAGATTTCCTTGATTTAATTGGTCGGGCCGGGTTACCAGCATATATAGTCCAAGGTTCAGTATTGGTTTTTAAAAATGAATTCGCACCCAATATACTGCCTTCGGCCATGGTCACACCGGACATCACAGTGGAATTAGCACATACCCCACTGAATCTTTTTAATGTAATAGGTTCTAGTATCTGTTGATCTTTGAATTCATCAGGAATCAGTGGGCCTATTAAGCCATCACCTTGGAATAATTCACTACCACATATCATACGAGCACCAACACTGATGAAACAAAAATCTTGAATTTCTAAATAGGTATGACGTCCACCAATCACAGCCACATAGGGGCTGACATGAACATAGTCCCCGATTTTTAATCCGGTGGTGCAATAAAATCCTCGATCAATAGCCACATGATTTCCTAGACTGACCAATTCAGGTCTAGTAAATCTACTATCGCTGTCGATCAAAACATCAATACCCACTTTCATATAAAAACCTTGTCTAACTGTTGACCTTGATATGGACCAGTTTTGTATTCAAACACCACAGTATTATTTTCCATAATAAGATATGTGTGTCCACCTTCAAATGTCATACTGCAATCACCGGGATATAACATTTGTTTTTCTAACAATTGCCCGTCTGTGTCAAAAAATGATACTTCAACCACCCCCGAAAAAACCATCCAACTTTCCTGTGCTATAACTTGCTCAGTGGGTGCTGGTTTCCAAATGTGTTGATGTGGTTTAAATGTTTGCCCAGCATTCATTCTCAATGTGGCCAATTGTAAGAATTGATGATCATCGCTGACATTGGTTCTGTCGGTGATTTCGTTGAGTCTATGGACCAAATGACAAAGTTTGTTGGGATCCAACCGACTATAAATTTTATGCATAAAAATTCCTATGAGTTAATCTAGTTAACCATTGATCAAATTGATCATGCACTACTTGATCGCTGAAGTTTTCCATGGCAAATTTTCTACAGTGTGCAGGTTTAATGTCAGTGATATTTCTCGCTGCATTGACAAATTCTGGATGGCTTTTGCATCGATATCCAGTGACACCATTGATCACAGTATCGACAAATCCGCCCCAATCTGTGGTTATCACTGGAGTTCCACTCATCAAGGCTTCTACCACAATATTACCAAATGGTTCAATGTAGTGTGTGGGAGCCATGAGACATTGTGCTCGACTCAATACTTGTTTTCTTTGTTCTACATCCACATAACCGATGGGTTCCACATGATCGGGTATTTTTGTATAGCCAATGTTGCTGAGATTGCCTGGACTGGCAATCACTAATTTTTTGCCCAATTCACGTGTGACCTGTATGGCAATGTTGACGCCTTTGTCAGGATTAAGTCTACCTAGATAAACAAAATAGTTATCTTTGTCAGAGCTGTATTCAAATTCGTTGGGAGTAAATGCATTGGGTATCACTGTGTCAAACCAGCTGGGACTCAATAATTTTTTATGTAAACCATAAAAGTAGTGCATTTGTGCATAGCTGGTAAATGCTCGGTAAGGAGCAAACACTGCTGCTGGACCATAGCCAATACTGGGTTCCACTATGGTCAAATCTTGATGATCAGCCACTGCAGCTTGATGTGCTCGACCGTAAAAACACAAGACTTGATCACCGGTTCGTTTTCTTGCGGCCAAGGCTACATTGACACGGTCAGTCCATATTTGTCTAATACCCGGTAATTCTGGCATGAGACTGTGATTTTCTGGTGGGGGCATTTCGCTGTTGGTCACTGCAGTGACTGATTCACAGGGCACCTCTGAAGACTCGTGACCATAATGAATGATTTCGTAGCCCTTGGGGATCATGTTGGTGATAAATTTTAGAACCGCTTGATTGAACGGTTCCATTCTATATCGGCTATGAGTTATGCCAAAAGGATTGGCCAATACGTGTAAACGGGGTTTCATAGCGATATTTAATTTTGTTTGATCGGTGGGAAGAAATTTTGTGTTATTTCAATCCGCCCATGGTTCTACTGGCGACAGTAAATCCACCTCCGCTGGGAGTGGGGCCACCCACTGCTGCCCAACTACTGGCACCAATTTGCACTGGACTACTACGATTTGTTCTATTGTTGTGGCCCAATTCTCCACTGATATTAAGCCCCCAACTCCATAATGTACCATCTGATCTTTTGGCAAAACTGGTCTGCTCGCCAGCAGCTAATGCCACCCAATTGCTGCTGCCAACTTGAACTGGACTGGATCTCGAAATTCGAGTATTATCGCCCACTTGGCCGTATGTATTGAGTCCCCAAGAAAATAAAATACCATCCGACCGTATGGCCATGGCATTATTTTGTCCGCCAGTGACTACTGTCCATGTACTGGAACCAATTTGCACCGGACTGGATTTGTTGACAGTGGTTCCATCACCTAATCGACCTTCGATATTGGTGCCCCAGGCAAATAAATTTCCTCCAGATCTAATGGCATAAGATGAATTGAAACCAACAGCAATTGCAGTCCAACTACTGGCACCAATTTGTACCGGACTGGATCTGTTGACTGTATCTGCACCGTTGCCAGAAGCACCCCAAGCAAAAAGAGATCCGCCCGATCTTAAAGCTATAGTATGTGCGCCAGCAGTTGAAACAGCCACCCAACTACTTGATCCTATTTGAACTGGGCTAGATTTATTGACTGTGGTTCCGTCGCCTAACCGACCGACTGCTCCTGCGCCCCAAGTAAATAATTTGTAATCACTACGTATGGCAGCACTGCCGTTACTGCCTGCAGCAACTGCAATCCAACTGCTGCTGCCGATTTGAACAGGACTGGATTTTGATATAACAGTGCCATCGCCCAATTGCCCTTGACCATTTAATCCCCATGAGAACAATTTATTGTCACTGCGTATAGCCAGCATATAATCGGTGCCCGCAGCCACCGCAATCCAGCTGCTACTGCCTATTTGTACAGGACTAGATCTATTGTTTATTTGGCCATTGCCTAATGCACCATTTTGACCAATGCCCCACGTAAATAAAAAATAACCAGTGGACACAGAACCCAATGCAGCAAACAATGTGCCTATGTCAGTGCCATTGGCACGAAAACTGGTGGTCCCGTAGGGAGTTCCTCCATTGGTAACACTATAATAGTAATTGGATATATCTGTTCCATTGGCACGAAAACTGACATCGGCACGTTTTGACGATGCACCGATTGGTTCAAATAAACTGTCGAGATCTGTTCCGTTGACTCTGAAACTGGTAGTGGGCATGACTTAAATCAATAGGTAGGCCAAACGATATTTTCAAGATCTGGCTGTGATGTAATATCTGCCAGTGCTTGCATATACTGATCCATATCGGCCAATGAATCTGTTGTGGGTAAACCGAGCCTGACCTGCCGATCATATCTTACATAACGCCACTCAAAATCTGCCATTAACTGATCACGCTGACTACGAATTTGTGCCAGCAATTCCTCTTGACTAGGAGGTTCAGGTTCAGGATGCGGAGTTATTTCTCTGTGTTCAATTACTTGATTGTCTACTACAGTATATGTAGGGAAATCACTCATTCGATGTGTGGCTGGATCATAAGGTGTTGTGTCTCTGACAATTTTTACAAATCCATTTTGATTCATAAATTCTTCATTGTCTCGACATTGAACATCAAAGTTTACGATTCCGTTCCAAAATTTGGGGATGAGATCGTAGACTCCGCGGACTTGTCCATCTTCTAAATTAGCATACACTGTCATTGTTGTTTCCTTTTATACATTGATATAGATCATTAATTTGCTGTTGTTGTTGTTTAATAGCTTCTATCAATAGACCTATGATACTGTCATAGGTCACTGATTTTATTCCGTTTTCATTGGTATTTACTATTTCGGGCACAATTTGTTCAATTTCTTGTGCGATTACACCTATGGATTTATTTCCGTTGTCGGCCCAATTGAAACTGACTCCACGTAGCTTTAATACTGTATTAAGAGAGTTTTCCAATGTTTTTATATTTGTTTTACTGTTAATATCCGATAGTGTATTAAAAATTGTGGCATTTAATGTGCCAGTGCTGGGATTAAAATATAATTTTGTAGTAGTTACTTCTGCTGTTTGATTACTACCAGCAGCAGCCACAAAAACTGGATAGTGATTGGCATTCGTAGAAGCATCATTTGTGGCATTGATAATAGTCGATGGACCGGATGGTCCTTGTGGGCCTTGAGGACCTTGTGAACCCGAGCCACTGGGTCCTTGTGGACCTTGCTCGCCCTGTGGACCCTGAGGACCTTGCTCACCTGCACCACTAGGGCCTTGTGGCCCTAAATCACCCTGAGGACCTTGCGGTCCTTGTGGGCCCGGTGGTAATGCGGATTGTAATAGAGTTTGAACACTAATAATAGTCATATATACTATTTATTTATTTTTTTAATTTTCTGTATAGCGACTATTTTTCAGTGTTTTATTAAGTTTAGTTAAATCAGCACAAGTATAAACTTGATATTGAGATCGAATGGATTCGGGCATTTCTACATATTCGATTCGAGCACCAGTGTCTTTGGCAACTTCGTCGGCGATAGATTGAAAATTACGTGTATTCCCGGTTCCTACATTCCATATACCAGAATCGTCGATATTTAAAAATTTTTCGTGTATATCGCATACTTGTTCCACGGACACAAAATCTCGATGATAATGATGACTACCATAAAAAAGTTTAATCACTCCAGTGGTAATTGCCTGTTGACGAAATTTGTGAAATGGACTAGCTTGATCATGTTTGTGATCTTCGTGAGGTCCGTATACATTGAAATATCTAAAACCTTGAATTCGAATATTGAGATTTTTTTGAGTTAAAAGTTTGGTCACATCTCGATCAAATAAGTATTTGCTCCAAGCATAAGGGCTACGTGGATCAACATGTCCATCTTCTCGAAATTCACGACTTAACCCATAGACACTGGCGCTGCTACTATACTGTAAATTTACATTGTATTTTAGACATCGGTCGAGAATCCAATGACTAAAATCATAATTTTGTGACATGATTTTTTCAACATCACGTTCTATGGTACTGGTAATTGCACCTAAATGTATAACCCATTGATATTTGGCAATATCAGGCAATCGGTCACCCCATTCAAAATATTCCAAAGTATGGTCTAGACTTAGATATTGAATTAGATTTTGTCCAATAAATCCCCTGGACCCAGTCACAAGAATTTTCATAATTTATTTGTTCCTAAGTGTTACGTTGGCTATCGCCTGGTGATATACGATAATTATCGGCTATACTGTCAGGTGTGCTGACTTCGATTATAGTTCCTGCATCTATACAAAATAGTTGGTGAGGTTGTAATGGTGGATTATGCCATATATCACCTGGTGTTAATTCTTTGGTATACACTGCAGAATCTTTGGTATCAATATATTTTACTAAAAATTTACCCGATAATATATACCAAGTTTCGTCCTTGGTTTGGTGAAAATGCATACTGCATTTTGTATCTGTGCGAAAATTCAATAATTTTCCACAATAAAGATCGTTGGTTGCCCATATTAATTCATTGCCCCAACCCTTGGATTGATGCCCTGTTAATCTTTCCATAATATTTCCTCGATGGTGGGTGCATACACACCCACATGGTTGACTGTGCAGCTGGCAGCACGTATTGCTATTTTAATAGCCTCTTCGATATTGTGATAAATGAGATAAAAATAACACAATGATGCCAAAAAAGTATCACCTGCACCACAAACATCGGTAATTTCTATTTTCGGTGCTGGAAATAATCTATCTCGAAATCGTGCCCCTTGACTGCCTTCAGTGACCACGATATTATCACAATACGAAATTGCTTGTTGATATTCGTGTTTATTAATTTTAACAAATGCGCCTTGAAATCTTTTGAGATCGGTTTTTTTTGTATCAACAAAAACCGGTTTTCCCAAACTGATTATTTTTTCTATTAATTCGTAGGACACTGATCCTTTGTTGTAGTCCGAAATCACAAATGCATCTGCGGTGAAATCAAATTCAGTATCGATATCAATAGATTCTGACAATACATCTCGATCAATACGCATTATATGTTGTTTTGATCGTTGATCAATCATGCGTATTTTGGTAGAAGGTTTTCCAAAATATTTGACAACTTCAACACCTAATTTTTCTAAATTATGTGCTACATTGTCGGCCATACCTCGTTTGACTTCGATTCGGTCTGTGACAAATATCGGAACCGGCGCCTCGGGACTGATTCGATCGATATACCCATAATGATATTCATCTAGACAGATATCGCCTATCAAGATAATTTTCAATGATTTTTGTAGTTGATTCATTGTGTATTCTGTCATAAAAAACTAGAGATTTACTGTATTCGGCTCCGATGACTTTTTTATTTCGCCAATCACTGCCCACTACCATGACATCTGGCAAGTAGTTTTGCACAATATCTATCAATTCTTGATCACTGTGAAAAATTTCAACTCGATCAACTGATTTAAGATTTTGCAAAACAATAGATCTAGTGGCCTGATTATTGATGGGGCGATCTGTTCCTTTGCTTTCACGAACTCTACTGTCAGCATCAATAGCCACTAACAGGTAATCCCCCAAACTTCGTGCATGATTCAGCAGTGAAATATGCCCCACATGTAAAATATCAAAACAACCATTGACAAATATTTTAATCATAGATTTCAATATCATCCCATAAAACTCGCCAATCTACATAAGGGTCAGGTGTGACTTGTATATGATGACTAAGTGTATTAATTGGTGTTAACCCCAATACTGATCGTTTGGTGAACATGTAGTTCAGTGATTTGTTTTCTAAATTGTTTTTTTCTTTTAAGGGAATCAATTTAAAAAATTCTTCATATAAATCCCAATGCTGACAAAATTGCCAGTGACTGGTCAAAAACGAGCAACTGGTATCATAGATCTGTATCCAGTATCCTTTTGTACCTAACTCTAAACATCTCGGTGTTGATCGATATCTATAATCATTATACCAATAGGTCACATCGTTATATGGTTGCATAATTGCATGACTTTGTGTTTTATAGTAGACATTATAAAACACATTGAGAGATTCATAAATCGCTGTTTTATCAAAAAGATAATCGTCTTGAATTTGAAAAACAAAATCTCGACCATGGTCGGTTAACCATTGATAACATTGTCTAATACTGTGTGTTATACCAGTTCTTGGACTCAATGATTCCAATGTAATTTTTATACAGTCATTGTTGGCAAATTTATCTAACCATGACCGTAAATCATCAGATATATTGTCATAGATTATATGAACAAAATGTTCGGTGGATTTGTCACCAGTTGCCTGGCAATAAACAATGGCATTCAATAATGATTGTAATGATTTTTTACTGAGTAAAGTTCTGTCATTGCCGCAAAATCTTGTGTTATTTTGATAAGATGCAGTATCACAGACTTGAACTGCATAGTGAATTTGTATCATGACATTTTATCAATTAACCCTTGACATCGTCCTGGTTTATGCACGCGGATAAAAATGTTTATAGTTTCGCAGACATTGGCCAGTGTATTGAGATTAATATTTAATTGTTGAGCACCGATCATACCTTGTTGTTGTTGCTCTTTCCAGTAATTAATTATGTTATAAGATACATCATAGACTTCTAAATCGACACTATGATAGATACCAAAAGTGCTTTCGCTGAGTTTTCGTTCAATGGTATCAAAATTTATTTTTTGATCGAACATTTGAAATGTTTTGGCACTGAGAGGTCTAACATGTGTATAATCGTCCCAAAATAAATCACAGCGGTGATGCGGGACACAGATAAACCACTCGGCTTGGTCTGCACTGACACGATACATTTCTTTGATGATCTGTGTGAATACCCTCGGTGATTGTCCTAGGTGTTCTAGTATATTATCAGCTGTGATTTTTTTAAAGAAATCGTCAGGCCAAGGCCAAGGGGTAATTTCCAGATCAACAACTTGATCAGGATTGGCACGTGGTTCTATGTCTACATTCCAGTGGTCATATAATTTTTTATATCCACATCCGAGATTTAATTTATTGGATTCTGGTGTCATTATTTTTTCCTGGTTTTAATTATAGTTTCACCCGGTTGGTCATAGGCATATATTCCAGTTTGAATGATAGCCACATCATCAGCACGAATCATGACATCAGCACTTTCATATATTCCTCTTTCTAATACATTGACAAATAGTTTTCTTGCTGCCGGAGGATCGATGGCATAAGCATGTGCTCGATGTATAAAATTCCAATTACGGTTTATGGCACTGAATCCAGGAATAATGCCCTTGGGTAAATGAGAATTATTCATATTGTCCTGTGAACCCAAATACACAATACCATTATAAATTTCATGATGAGTATAGGGTTTAATCATGATAGCATCATGTTCTAGAATCACAATAGGGCGGTCTTGTTCCATACATTTGACCCATAAACTAATGTGACTGAGACTACATGCAATCTCTGCTAGACTTTGATAATGATCAGTGACTTTGAGCCAGCGATACCAACTTTGTTTTCTTATATGATCCGGTATTATTAAATCTGTGCCAGTTCCATCAAATCCTGGCCATAATTCACAAGGATATTTGATATTTTGGCAACTAGTTCGACACCGATCAGCCAGCTTTTCAGAGACAGAATTGCCTGGTACATAAATTATGTATGCGCAGTCTATGTCAGTGTTGTATTGCTGATATAGAAAATTGCTGTTATTAGATCCAAGCATTCCAGAAAATTTCTCTATTATATTGTTCGAATAACTCAAGTCCCAGATACTCAACACAATTCACTGTGATTTTTTCTATAGATGATATTTTATCATCCCCAGTTAATATATCTTGTTGAGAGATATTTTCAAAATCATGATTGTATTTAGGCAATTCCAAAAAATCATAGATACGCTGTGTTTGATTGCGTGGGCTATTACAAAATCTATTATAGTCAACAAACAACATTCTGTCAAGATAACCCATCACTATGGCATCTTTGATGTTTCTATGTGTGACACCCAGTATCCCGTCAGGGCCAGCATAATGAAAAGCTCTGGCAGCTACACTGGTATGTTCTCTCAAAATTTGATCTGCTGCTGTGGTGATCATGGGATTTTGTTTTCTAAATTTTTCAAAACTGGTCAATATTTCTGCCGGGTTTCTCACGCAGACCACAATTTTAATTGGTCTTTGTAATACTGTTTCTAAACTCAGTATTTGGGAAATCCATTGAATATTATTGTCTAAGACAATGGGACAAGAAATATCGTGATAGTAACCCTGCAATATCCCAGATAAAACACCAATTTTTTGTTGTATTTTTTGTGTATAAGAAGTTTGAAACTTGTTCCAAGCAATATTCACATTATTAAATACATTGACCAAATTACTGTTATATTCGTAATGGATATCGGGATTTTGTTTTAAAATATCGCAGATTAGCCCAGATCCTGCTCGTGGTAGCCCTGAAATAAAGTGTAGTGTTTTCATATTAAACCAAGTTTGGTTGAATATTTATTGACAAGAATTTACAAAGGAAATTTTGTCTGAAGATCTTGCTGTAGTTGTTGAAATGGTTGTGACCAATCGCCGAATTTAACTTGTCGATAGACCACAGTTTGATCTGTATACCACGGGCTATGACGGTCGCCATAGGCCCAAATATGATATGGTAATAAAGGAACTACCACCCAAGTGGGTTTGCCCAT